GCCCGATCTCTGACGCGACACTGCCCAGTGTGCTCCGGCGCCTCGGCTACCCCGAGGCGCAACAAACGATGCACGGCTTTCGCACGCTCGCCTCCACGCACCTCCGCGAGATCGGCTTCGAGGGCGATCTCGTCGAGCTCCAGCTCTCCCACAAGATCGCGAACCCCGTCCGCGCGGCCTACGACAAGGCGGCCCGGCTGCCCGAGCGAGTCGCCATGATGCAGGCGTGGGCGGATCACCTCGACGCGATGAAGGCCGGGCGGTTCGTGGCCTTCACCGGCCGCGTCCTTCAGTTCGTCGCGGCACCCGCCGTCGCGACGTAGCGCGCACTCACGGCCTCCCGGATTCCGGGAAGTCGTGAAGATCGCCGGACGCGCCTGCTAGACTTGGCGCCCGGCCACCGGCTCGGGGCGCGGCGGCCGGACTGATACCGGCGTCGGGATCCGCGAGGATCTCGGCGCCGTCCGCTTGTACGGCCGGGCGCCGAGGCGTAGACTCCTCGGCGTGCGTCCCTTCGTCGTCGCCGTGCCCTGCTCCGAGGCCGAGCGCGCCGCCCTGGACACGCTCCGGCCTCCACGGGCCTTGCGACCGATGCCGACGTCGTCCGCCTCGCCCTGTGGCGCCTCGCGGAGCACTACGATCTCCGCCTGCCGCTCCCGGTGTTTTCGATTGGCGGCGATCTGCCCGCCCGGCGCCGCGGCCGGACAGCGTCGAGGGCGGCCTCGTCGTAACGGCCGCCGCGGTCTCCACGTTATGTGAAGATAGACGTTCACGCGGTGTTTACGGTATCGTCCCGCCGATGATCCTGATCGGACGGGTGCACCAGGGCCGACTGATCGTGGAGGCGCCCTCAGATCTCCCCGACGGCGCCGAGGTCGAGGTGCTCGTGATCGATCCGGCGCACTGGCTGGCGCGCCCTGATCGCGCCGCCCTGCGCGACGCGCTCCTCCAATCCCAAGACGAAGCGTTGATCCGCGCCCGTTGGATCCGCAAGCCGCGGTGATCTATCGCGGGTGGCGGGCGGGCCCACGGCGGCGCCCACTCCCGCCGTCGGCCGTCGGCGTGCCCGTCGTCGGCGCCACGGTGAGGCGGCGCCACTCATCGAGATATGACCCCTGGTAGCTCGCCGACTCGATCGCCTTGAGCGTGTATTGCCAGTACTCGTCGTCGGGCCCGGTGTCCTGCACGATCTGGAGCCCGACGTCGGTGATCGTAAACCTGCCCGCGATCTGGCGGAAGGCGAGGAGATCGATCGTGAGCGCCTGCCCCGGCACCCACCCGTCCTCGTCGGTGACGATCGCGACTTCCCGCGCCGGGGTGCCGAGCGTCGCGAGGAGGTTGTTCGCGATCTCCTCGGCAGCCGGGATCGAGAGCACGTCGGGGTGCGCCTGCGTGAACTCGATCACCGGCACGGCGCCGGTGGTGGCCGTCACTGAGAAGGGGAACTGCGCGCCGTAGGAGATCGTGAAGCCGTCGCCGAGCGCGAGCGGCGGGACGCCAGCGTGCAGGCGGATCGCGTTCGTGACCGGATCGTATGTGAAGGCCTGATCGTCCTCGCCGTAGATCCCGACCGGATAGAAGATCCCGGTGCTCCAGACCTGGAGCGCGCCGATCACCGTGACGTAGGGCGCATAGAGCGGGAAGATCATCGCGACGCCGTCGCCCGCGTGCCGCTCGCCGACGACGTCCCGTTGGCCGTTCGGGCCCGCGATGATCGTCACCTTGTTGGCGACGACTTGCTCGCTGTCCGTCCACGTGAGCTCTTGCGCGTGCGGCGCGGCCTCGGTGATTGTGAAGGGCGCCGCCTCGGTGCCCGGCAGAAACATCCGGAGGAGCTTCGTCGCGGTGATCCGCGCCACGTAGTCGGTGCGACTGCTCAAGTCGCGGATCGCATCCGAGACGCGCGTGCCCTGCCAGAAGAACGGCGCGAGCGTCGGCCCATCGACCTGCGCCGGATCGAGCCGGATCCCGTAGGCGGCGAGGTGGCCCGTCACGAGATCGTCGAGGACGCGCTTGAGCGTCACGGGCGCGTCGTACCGGAAGTCGGTCGTCACCCAGTCGGCGTACGTGAAGTAGTCGCCGCACTCGAGCGCCACCGTGAACGTCGGATCGAAGGCGTTCCGGCCGGCGAGGTGGCGCGTCACGACGACGCCGCCGAAGATCTTCGTGATCCCGTCCTTCGCGTAACTCACCACGTCGGCGAACTTTGGCGGCAGATAGTCGGCGAGGACGATCGACGCGCGCGCGCGCTCGTTGAGGAGGCTCGTCACCGTCACGGCGTCCACGATGCCCGTCCGATCGACGCCGTCGATCGTGAGGCGCCACCCCTGCCGCGCCTGGAGCACGAGGAGCTCGACGGGTGCCTGCGAGAGGCGCGCGCCGTTGAGCGGGATCAGGATCTCGATCGGCAGTTGCGCGAGGCGGCCCGGCGTGAGCGAGGGCGCGGCGCGGAGCACGATCTCGATCGGGATCTGCCCGATCTGCGCCTCGCCACTGAGGAGGACTTCGAGCGGCGCCTGCGCGAGCGCCGTGTCGGGCGCCCGGCCGACGAGGATCTCGCCCGGCGCCTGACTGATCGCGGCGCCCAGGCCGAGCGCCACCTCGAGCGGCGCCTGCGCGAGATCGATCGCCGGGGTGATCAGCAGTTCGATCGGCAGGGACGAGAGGACCGCGCCCCGGCCGACGAGGATCTCGACGGGCAGGTGGTCGAGGAGCGTGCCCGCCATCGCGGCCTAACCCGTGACTTTCATTCCGGCTTCGAGCGTCGCGATCGCGTTCTCCGACCACGCGGCGCCCGTCGCGGGATTGAGGCCGCGGACTTCAGAGAAGTACCGAAACGTCGTGAGCGGCGCGACGTTCGCGCCGTCGAAGTCGGTGCCGCCACTCCGCACCACGGCGCAGACCGTCCGCGCGGCCGCGTCGGACTTCTGGACGTAGAGGTTCGTCTGCACGCCGAGGATCGCGCCGTGGAGGCTCATCGGCGGATAGTTGTACGTGTCCTTCGCGCCCACGGTGGCCGAGGAGTTGTAGTCGGTGGTGTTCGGCGGCACCTCATCGACGAGCGCATTGCTGCCCGCCTGGACCGCGTCCGTCTGCGGCAGGAGCGTCTCGACGCGTACCGGCCCGAGAAAGGTGTTCTGCGGCGCCGGGCCGGTGCCGTCGGCGAGGTACAGATCGTCGAGGTACCACGTCACCGTCGGCGGCGCGCCGATCACGAGCGCCGTCACGAGCGACGCGCCGCCCGCGGACGTGTTGACGCTGGCGCCCTGAAATTGCGTCACCGAGTCGAGGCGCAGTTCATACGCGCCCGCCGTCGGGTGAATCGTCGCCTTAAACTCGAGGTAGTACCACGTATCGACCGCGAGCACGGTCGCGCCAGTCGCGAGCGTCGTGCCGCCCGTGACGAGCTTCAGCAGGCGCGCGGGCGTCAGGATCAGTTGGAGGTGATTCAGCCCGCCAGGCGTATCCTGCACGAAAAACAATCCCACGTCGGCGCTCGGCGCCGCCGTGAACCGGAGCGCGACGCCGACGATCGTCGCCGTCCCGGACGGGATCGCATAGCCACCCTTGCTGATCGACCCGCCGCCACTGAGCGAGAGCGCGCCGGAGCCGGTGCGGACGGGCGACGTCACGATCGCCGGAGTGGTGACCGACGCCGAGGTGTACTTCTGGAGGTGCGTCGCGACGGAGCCCGTCGAGTGATCGAACCCGTCGATGAAGAGCAGGGCCATAGTGCGATCTCCTTCACACGCCCGCGAGCGTGAGCTCGCGCGGAATATACCGGACTTGGTTGCGGGCGACCTGCCGCCCGTCGAGTTGCGAGATCACCGTGATCTCGATCGGCGCGCCGCCCAGACCGCCGACGGCCTCGCCCGCGGGCACCACGGCCTCGCGGCCGTGGAGCGTGACCGGCGTGCCCGCGCCCCAGTCCACGAAGGCGCCATGCGTGCCGCCCTGGAGCCCGATCTGCGGCGGCGGCGTCGGCACCGGCGCGCCGCTCGTGCGGCCGAACGGCGTCGGCGGCGCGCCCGGATCGCCGTAGTGGAGCGGGATCGTCACCGGGTGATTGGCGAAGGCGTCCGCGACGCCCGCCGCGCCCGTGTCGGCCGCCGCCGGGATCCCCTTCGCCAGGAGATCTTTGATCTCCTTGAGCACGTCCACGACGTCCTTGAGCGCCGTATCCGGGATGTCCTTAAACGCGACGTCGCCGAGATCCTCGACCGCCTTGCCCGAATCATCGACGAGCAGGCCCATCCGGACGAGTTGCTCCATGTACGGCTTGAGCGTGTCGGGGAGCGCGACGCCGTTCTTCTTCGCGTCCTGGTAGAGCGTCGAGAGCTCGTCGCTCATGCCGCGGAGGACTTCCGGCACGTCGGCGCCCGCGTCGGCGAACATCTGGATGTCGCGCGCGTAGCCCTGCGCCGTGTCGGTGATCTTCGCCGACTGAAACGCGGGCCCGAGCGCCGAGAGCGAGATCCCGAGCTTCTCGGCGTGATCTTGCATCGTCTGCCACGAGGGATCGTCCTCCATGCCCTGAAGCGCCTTTTTCATGTCCTCGGTGAGGCCGGGCGCCTTCATCAGTTCGTCGATCATCGGGCGGATCGCCTTCGGCGCCGAGCCGCCGAAGACGTCGAGCGCCGTGCCGAGCTTCCCGAAGTCCTCGGCGAGCTCCTTTTGCTTGGCGGCGACGTCGGCATAGAAGGCCTGGACGTCCTTCATCCACTTTTCGTTGGCCTGCGTGTCCTGCTTGCCGATCACGTGCTGCCCGATGTCGGCGAGCTTCGCGCCCTCGGCGTTGACTTTCGTCAGATCGGTATAGAGGGCGCCGAGATCGCCGAAGCCCATCTGACTCGCGAAGTCCTGCCGATCTTTGACGGTCGCGTTCTGGTGGTGCTTGACGAGCGCCGTGGCGCCCGCGATCCCGGCCTGGATCCCGATCGAGATCCCCATCGTCCCGACGCCGGCCGCGATCGACGTCGCGAGGCCCGCGCCGCTCCCGAACATCGCACCGATCTTGGGCGCGACGGACTTCGCGAAACTGCCCGAGACACTCGAGGCGACGGTATTGCCGACGGTCGAGCCGATTGACTTGGCGACGCTCCCGCCGCCCTCGAAGGCGCGCGTCATCGTCGCCGGGATCTGCGAGGCGAGGCTCGTCGCGAGCGAGGCGCCCCAGGCCTGCGGCGGCGCGACGCCGATCCCGCCGGGCACGACGCCGACGCCGCCGATCTCGCCCATGAGCTTCGAGCCACCCTTGGCGGCGAGTGACTCGAAGTACGCGCGGTTGTCGGCGAGCGTCTTCGTGTCGATCGCCGCCTGCCGGGCGGCCGCACCCTCGGCTTCGAGCGCGCCGACGAGGTTCGGCGACGCCGTGACGATCGCGTCCATCGCGTCGCGGTTCATGCCGAGCGAGGCGTTTAGGAGCACCCAGTCGTAATGGGTTTTCGAGAGCTCCGCATCGACCGATCGGCCCTGGGCGATCCATTCATCGATCTGTTTCCCGTACTTCTGGAGCGACGCCGTCGTTAGGCCGCCGTTGACTTCCGCGACCTTGAGCTCCGCCGACATCTGCCGCATGGCGTCGGAGACGCCGCCTTGAGAGATCGCGATCCCGACTTTCTTGACGGCCTCCGCGAAGGCCTCGGCCGCCTTCGCCGCCTCGGACAGTTGCGGCTTGATCGCCGTGATCTCGCGGTTGATCGCCCACCCCTCGCCGACCGTCGGCACCTTGGGCGGCGCCTTGGCGAGCGAGGCCGTCAAGGCGTTCATCACCTCTTGCGCCTGCGCCTCCTTACTGAGCGCCACGGCGTGCGCGAGCGTCGCCGGGCCCATGTTGAGGAGGAGCTCGAGGTAACTGACGCCCGCCTTGTTGAGCTTCTCGTAGCCGAGCACGACCGCGCCGACGGCCGAGGTGTACTTCGACTCGATCGAGGTCGTCAGCCGGTCGTACGCCTTGCTCGTCTCGTCGAGGGCGCGGATCCGCTCCGCATCGACGACGTTCGCCTCGCCGACTTTCTGCGCGTAGGTGCCCATCGAGGCGGCGATGTCGGCGTAGCCCTTGCCCATCAGGGCGACGCCGATCCGGTTCCGCTCCTGGACGTCCGAGAGGCCGCCGAGCGCGCGCGCGACCCGATCGAATTGATCCTCCGGCTTGAGCGATCGGAGGTTCGCCATCGAGAGGCCGAGCGCGCCGAGCGCGTCCTCGGTCGCTTTGCCGCCCGTCGCAACGTTGGTGCCGAGCTTGAAGATCGCCGTCCCGAAGGCCTCGACCGTGGTGCCGCTTTGCTCCGCGACGAACCCGTACCGCTGGATCGCGTCGGTGGAGATCCCGAGCTTGTCGGAGAGATCGACGACGTGCCCCGCCGTCGTGAAGGCACTTTTCCCGAACTCGACGAGCGACGAGACGCCCTTGTCGACGAGGTGCGAGATCGAGAAGGCCGCCGTGAGCTTGGCGACCGACTCGCCGAGGCCGCCCGAGAGCTCCTGCCCGATCGAGCCGACGGCCTTCGACCACGTTTTGACGGCGTCGCCGCTCCGCTTCAGGGCGTCGTTGAACTCGGCCGTATCGGCCGTGAGGATCGCGCGGAGAATGCCGACGACTTCGTTACTCACGGGCGGCCGCCTGCGCGATCTGCCGGAGCGGGATCCCGTACTGCGCCGAGAGGACCGAGAGCGCCGATCGCATCTTCGCGACCTTCGCCGCGGGCGACGGCGGCGCCGGATCGGCCGCGAGCAGGTAGTCGGCGAGCGGCGGCACGCGGTGTTTGTTCATCGTCTGCGCCCACATCGATACGCACAAATGCGCGAGCCGCGCGTCGCGGTTCGCGGCATTGCGCCGCCGCGCGTTCTCGGCCGCGAACTCCCGGTAGAGCTCGCGCGGCGTGAGGCGCCAAAAGAGATCGGGATCTAGGCCGATCTCACGCGCCTGGAGGTAGAGGCCGTGCCAGTCGTACCAGCCATCGGATCGGGCGGCGGCGTCCCCGGCCGCGCCGTCGGATCCGCCGCCCGTTTTTTTTCGAGCACGCCCACGTCCCGCGCGTCGGCAGTCGTCGCCGTCATCAGTTCGTTGATCTTCGTGAGCACGATCGGGATCGCGAGGAGCCCGCCGAGATCGTCGAGGATCTGATCGACGCCCTCGAGCGGGATCTCCGGGTGGTACCGCTGGAGCGCGCCCCAGATCATCGCGCAGAGGTACTCGATGTCGCCGGCCGCCGCGCCCTGCGCGACCTCGACGAGCGTGACCCGCCGCGTTGGCGTGCTCACGGCCCGTTGGATCGCGCGCAGTCCGGCCATGCCGAGCGCGAGCCGGTAGCGCGTGCCGTGGACGTCGAGATCGACTTCGCCGCGTTCGGGGTTCGCCATCGCGTCGCCTCCCTACGGCAGATCGGCGGAGAAGTCGCCGAGCGGCGTGATCTCGGCCGTGAACGCGACCTTGTTGTCGCCCGCGATCTCGCCCGGCTGAAACTTCGTCACGACGCCGCGGAAGGGCCACTCGGTGCCAGGCGATCCGTCGGTGAGGATGATCTTGAAGTTCGCCTCCTTGCGCGTGCGCCAGAGCGCGATCAAGCCGCCCTCGGTGAAGCCGTCGCCGCCCGCATTCGACTGCGAGCCGTGCGTCGGCCGCCAGTTGCCGGCGAGCGCGAAGGGCCCCGAGTCGCGGAGCCCGGCGAGCTTCTCGCGGTGCGCCTCCGGGCTCCGGAGGTGCGTCTTCTCGATCACGTTCGTCGACATTTCGCCCGGCGTGATCGTTTCCAGATCGGCGATCGCGGCGAACGTCTCCGGCGACGATCCGCCCTGCCCGACGAGCAGTTGCACGCCGTAGCCGGTAAAGGCCTCTCCGGGATAGTAGGTATCGGTGACGTCTGACATGGTGACTCCTGTTCGCTTCTCCTGCTACACGTGAAACCACACGATCAAGTCCTGCGAGACGCGGACGAGGCGCGTCTCAGCGTCGTAGAGCTCGCGCGCGTCGAAGGCCTGGATGCTCTCGATCGGGATCCCGGCGAGATCGCCGCGGAAGCCGACGAGGCCCGACGGCGCGCCGCTCGTGAGATCGCCGCGAACGGCATCCGCGAGCGCGTGCGCCGTCGCATACGGATCGCCGTGCGCGTCGCTCTCGACGGCGTCGATCTGGACGCGCGCCCGGCGGATCGCGACGTCGCCGCGGAGCTGCCCCGGCCCGATCCGATCAATCTCCTGGAGCCGAAGCGCGGGCGCCGTGAGACTTTGCGGGAACTCGAGCGCGTAGATCCGATCGGCCACGAGCGCGGCGACGGCCGGCAGCGCGAGGAGCCGCGCGCGGAGGGCGGCCACGAGCGGCGTCATAGCTCGCCACTCGTCGGCGACCACCGCGGGCCCGCGTCGGCGCGTTCGAAGATCCCGGTCTGTTGATTCGCCGCGGTGAGGAGATCCCAGAGGCCCTCGCGCATGATCGCGAGCGCGGCGGCGCCGCCATAGTCGAAAGCCGGACGCATGAACGGCCGCGCGTGCCGCACGCCCGGCCCGTACCCGTATTCCACGAACAAGCCCCAAAACACGCTTTTCGTCGGCCCGACGGCGACGGCCGCCTGATAGTCGTCGGTGCCCGTGAGCGATCCGTACCGGCTCATCGGCACCGTCGAGATCCCGATCGACTCGCTCAGGTGATGCTTCGCCCGCGGATCGTAGGGCGCGAGCTCCGCGGCGCGACTCTGGATCGGCACGGCGGCGGCGCGGAGGATCTTCACGAGCGCGTGTTGCCGCACGGCGCCGCCGAGCGCCTGGAGCTTCGCCGCGAGCGCCTCGCCGCCGACGACGGTGAGGCCGAGGCCGGTCTGCGTGCTCATCGCGTCGGCTCCGTCGGCGTCTTCCCGTACGCCTCCGTCACGATCCCGATCGCCTCGGCCCGGCCGATGGGGATCGCGCCGAGGATGTCAAAGCACCGGCCGAGGTAGACGAGGCGCCGGAGCTTCGCGACGTCCACGCG